TTTTACCTTCATTAAAGTTTTCTACATTACCTACTAATGTTACAGAATACCAATTAATATCTATAGAGGATAGGTCAGAGATAGATTTATTAAAATTAAGGTTATCAGAGGATTCAATTGAGATCCTGGGATTAAAGGAAAAATTAATGATATCTCAAGATTATTTAAAACTATTTCCTAAAAACCCTAAACTATTATCTCTTAATCTTACCACTGATAATTTATCACTATCATTACTACAAATAGATGGTATTTCAAGAAAATATGATTATGTTATAGACTTAAACAATTTCAAATATCAGTGGTCGGATAACCAACTTACCTTAGATAGATATAAACCTAAGAAATTAAAAAACCCTATCCAAATATACGGTGGAGTGGGTTCTACAGTATATGAGTTTAATCCTTTAATTTCGTTAAGGGCTGAAAAGCAATGGGCTAGAAAGCGGATATATTTAGGTTCATCCATGGGACTATTTAACTTTGAAAGCTCCCAATTAATAGGGGGTATAGAATTTAACTTAATTCGTCAATGAGCAAAAAATTAATAGATGTCCCACAAGGTATGAATAAGGAACAATTAGAAACCTTCATTAAAGTTTCTAATGACCCTTTCAATTTTGCTCATCATGTTTTTATCATTCACCCTGTTAACGGTAAAGTACCATTTGATCTATTCCCTTACCAAAAGAAAGTTTTATATTACTTTTTAAAAAATCGATTTAACATAATCCTTAAATTTAGGCAAGGCGGTTTAACAGAACTAATTTCTATGTACTGTTTATGGTTTGCAATGTACCATACTAATAAGAACATACAAATCATCTCTATTAAGGACCGGGTAGCTAAGAAAGTTTTAAGAAGGATAAAATATATGTACCGAAATTTACCTTGGTATTTACGAGTACCGGTGATAAATGGTAGGCCCGGTGATATTGGTACAAGTTCAGAACTAGAATTTTCAAATGGTTCACTTATTACATCCATACCAACAACCGAAGAAGCTGGTCGTTCAGAAGCAGTATCCTTATTAGTAATTGATGAAGCCGCTATTGTAAGGTGGGCTTCACAAATCTGGGCAGCAGCTATGCCCACTTTATCCACAGGGGGTTCTGCTATATTAAACAGTACACCCTTTGGTATAGGTAATTTATTCCATAAAACCTGGGTAGATGCGGTAGCTGGGGGTAATAATTTTACACCAATTAGATTATTTTGGAGGATGCACCCAGAAAGGGATGATGCTTGGTATAAAACTATGGCAGATGCTTTAGGACCAAGAAGGACAGCACAAGAGATAGACGGTGACTTTCTTACTTCAGGTAACTCGGTATTTGACTTAACAGATATTAAAGCTATCGAGGATTCAATAACAGAGGTAGAACCTTATCAAACTCTTGAAAATGGTAAATTGGTGAGAGTATTTCCACCTGACCATAAAACCAGGAAAACTATTGCTGCTGATGTAGCATCTGGTAGGAGTAAAGATTATTCGGCATTTAGTACTATGGACAGAACTGGAAGAGAGTATACATACTTTAAAGGTAAAATAGGAGTTTCCAGGTTCGCAGAAATGCTTATGAAGGAAGGTAAATTGCAAGGTAATGCTTTATTAGCTCCAGAGAGTAATGATATAGGTTTAGCAGTTACATCTAAAATACAGGATCATGGTTATCCTAATCTATATTATACTACTAGGTTTTTAAAAGAAAAAGGTAAGGGTAGACCTATTATTGAAAAAGTACCTGGTTGGTATACTACTTCCAAGAACAGACATATTATTATAGAAGAACTAGAAGAAGATGTTAGACAAGACACTATTGAAACCTACGATAGGTTTTTTGTAGATGAAGCTTATACCTTTATTTATGATGAAGCTAATAGGCCAGTAGCAATGGGTAAAGAAACAGGTAAAGGTGATGGGGACTTTTTAGATGATGGGGAAGGAAGGTATACTGATGATTCAATACTAGCTAAAGCTATAAATAACCACATTAGAAAAGGTAAAGTAACTTCGGCGGTAGTAACGCCAAGGTAATTTTAAAATTATAAACTATGGGACTATTTAACATATTTGGTACAAAACAAGTAGAAGCAAACAAAAATATAGGTAATACCAATAAGCCTTCTAATATACCTCCAAGTTCTGGTAGGCGTTCTGCCCCTACACTTGAAAGTACATTTTCTAATGCAAAGACCAATACTACATTTATAACCCCTAAATTTGTTTATGATATTATTCCCATAATAAGGAAACTATCTTGGGTTAATGGTGATATGGGTTTAGCTTTAAATGATATGGTTCAATTAACTAACACAGGCCATTGGGTTAAGTTTGATCCTTCTATTGATAAAGCTAAAAGGGTTAAAATGAAAAAGCACCTTAGTACTGTTAGTAAAAATTGGAGTGTAGGTGTAAATGGGGTGGATGGGTTAATTGATAAAATAATATCTCAAGTATTAGTATCTGGGGCTTTAAGTACGGAATGGGTAGTTAACCCTAAAAAAACTGGTTTAGTGGGTTGTGTACTAGTTAATCCAGAAACTGTCTATTTTGCTTGGAATAAAAGTTTACATAGGTTTGAACCTTACCAGAAACAAAATTTTAAAACCGGAGGTATCATTGGGGAGAAAATGGTTAAAATGAACCTATTAACTTTTAAATATTTTACCATTAATGGGGATACTGAAAACCCATATCCAATACCCCCTTTCCTTACAGCTTTAAATGCTATAGACATCCAGGGTAATATGGATAAAAATATATCCTTTATTATGGAACAATTGGGTTTACTTGGATTTTTTGAAACTAAGATACAAAAACCATCACAAAAGGATGGCGAAAATGATGAAAAGTATTTAGCTAGGTTGTCCCACTACTTGGATGAAACCAAACAACAAATAAAGGAAGGTGTAAAAGATGGTAATATAGTTGGTTTCATTGATGATCATGAATTTGATTTCCATAATACTGCCAAAAATTTAGGTGGTGCTAGTGACCTATATAAACAAAATGAAATTAAAGTTGCTGGAGGTTTAAAAATAGCTCCTGAGTTTTTAGGTTTTCCTACAGGTAGTTCTGAATCTGGTATGGGTATTATATTTACTAAAATGCTTTCTCAGTTGGTAAGTATACAAAACTTAATAAAAACTAATTTTGAGTTCGGCTACCAATTAGAACTTGCATTGAGCGGTTTTGGTAATGTTGATCTTGAGGTAGTATTTAAACCTTCTACTATTACTGATGAACTTAAATTACAACAGGCTCAGGAATATAAGATTAGAAATATTGAAAATAAATATAATATGGGGATTATAAGCCAACAACAAAAAGCTGAAGAGTTAGGTTATGACTCCCCTGATAAAGCAGAACCTAGGGCACCCATAAGTGATAGTAAAGATAAGCAAGGTAGGGAAGCTGACAAGGATAAATCAGATAGAAAAACTAGGGATAAGAATAAACCCGTACAAAAACGTAAGGATACTAATACAAAACCTGTATAATAAATACAATACTATATTCCTTTAATTAAATATGTTATTATAATGAAAAACCCTTTTTACAAAGGCAAAGTAGAAAAAATTACTCTGGTAGCTGGACATTCCATAATCATGAGCCACTTACCAGAGAAGTTGAACTTAGAAAATGTTTCAAATAAACTGTTTACTAACCCATGTCAACAAGTAGCATCTTTTGGTTTGTTTGATACTGCTGCCCCAAATTACTCTACTTATTATCCAGAAGTAACAGTTGATGATTTAAATCCTAAGGATTCTGATTTTGTAGAGCCAGTATATAGGTTATTATCTAACACTGTAGTACAACATAGGTACAACCCCATTGAATTTCCAAGTATTATTTTAAAAGCCAGTATGCCTAAACTGGTAGGTCAAACAATAAACATTGACCATGAAACAGCCTTGGGTAATGCTATAGGTACTATTAAAGCCGTAGAGTGGCAGGAATCTTATAAGGTAGGGGATTTTGAAATACCTGCTGGTATTAATGGTGTATTTAAAATTGATGGTAAATCTAACCCTCGTATTGCTAGGGGGATTATGATGAACCCACCATCAATACATTCTAACTCAGTTACTGTAGCCTTTACCTGGAAACCTTCTCATGAAAATCTAACGGCATCAGAATTTTATGATAGACTAGGTACCTTTGATGATAAGGGTAAACTTATCCGTAAAGTAGCTACTGAGATTAAATTTTACATGGAGACCTCTTTAGTGGGTATGGGTGCTGACCCTTTTGCCCAAAAGTTGGTTGATGGTAAGATCATAAATCCTGGTATGGCAAAGGATAGGAATCCAGTAACAAAACAACAATTATCTGCCGATATTGAGGCTAATGGTAGCTTTGTAGCAATGGATTGGAAGGATGGTAATATTCTAGAAGTATCAACCAACTTCCTTGATTCCGAGGATTTAAACAATAATAACTTAAACAATAATAACATGGACATATTAAGGTTCTTAGAAAAAACCTTTGGTTTGGTTGAAAACTCCCTTACTGAAGAAAACTACCAAGCTGAATTAGCTAAGGTAAATGATACCATTGTATCGTTAAATACCCAAATCAGTGATCTTTCAGACCCTACTGTAGAAGGTATAGTTGGGCTAGAGGCTATTACTCTAGTAGTAAAAGAACACAACACTTTAAAGGCCACTTTACCAGAAGGTATGGGTATAGACTCTGTAGTTAAATTAGCTACATTTGGTGATGAAACTTTATCTAACCTAAAAGTCGATACGCTTAGGTTATACGATCTAAGCTTAAATGGTAAAGAGCGGGATGAAAATATTACTGAACTTATTGAGAAAGCAGATCAGAAAGGTTTGGTAGCTCTTCATAAACAATATGATTCATTCACCGAGTCCCATTTTGAATTGACCTGCCAGGACTGTGGATCAACTTCAGTAACTCGAGCTAAAGCTAAGGTTGAAGATGAGCCTAATGAAGGTCCTAAAGTCATTAAGTCAAACGCTGATGTAATTAATAATATTACATCAAAGAGTCATGGCTCTTTCCTATATGCTAAGAAGAACAACTAGACTGGTTGTTTTAATATAAAGGGAAATTAATTTTAAACATTAAATTTTATAATCATGCCAGAACCGTTTGGAACAATCACAAAAACTAAAATCCTGAAATCTGAATCTCAAAAGCTTCATCAGGAATTTACGGTTGATGATTTAAAAGCTACAATAACTTTTGATGGTGATCTTATTACAGCAAATAAAGTAAATGGTAGTATTAATGGTGCACCAATTGCTGAGGTAACTTTTGATACAGACCATGATACTACTATGGATGCGATAGTAGCTGCTTTAGAGGATCTGATCTCAGTTGGTAGCGTATCATTAACCGATGCAACAAATAACCGTCAGATAACTATTATAGCAAAAGATCCAGACGGGATGTTTATTTTACATGACTGGGCTGTAACAGAGGGTTCCGGTCAGGCTGCTGTAGCAGTTGTTACGGATACTAATAATATCTATATCTCTCAACCGGTAAAGCTTACCATTGATGGTAAGGTAGAACCTGCTGGGGCTGCAGAAGCACCTTACAAAATTATAGGGGTATCAGTACATAATGGTGTGGGTGGTGACCTTGTTACCTTGGCAATGAAAGCTTATATGGTTGTTTGGGCAGAAGCCGGTACAGCAAATTTAAATGCTGGCCCAGTAAAACTACATACTACCCCATTTAACACCAGCACAGGGTATGTATCAGTAGATGATAACTCGGTAGATGGTGATGATATCTATGGTTGGTCTCTTGACCAAGCCGTATCAGCCGGTGACATTGTAAGGGTAGCAGTATTTAGTTAATCCAAAAAACAAATAATCAATTATCATGGATATACAGAAATTACAAAAAAGTCAATATGCAGGCCACGTTGAAGAGGCTGTGAAAGCAGCTGAAGCCATCCGTCTTCATAAGGAAAATCCTAAAGATATTTCTTTCCCGGAAATTATCATGGAAAAATTCCAGGTTGAATTTTCAACCTTTTTAGCCGACTTAGGTATTGACCCATCAGTGGATTCCATCCAGAACCTAGTTACCGTACCTACCTTGGATGTTCGGTGGATCATTCCTGAAGTTTTTCGGGAAGCTCTTGTATTAGGTTATAGGAATGCCCCTATTTATCCTAACATCATTGCTGCTGAGGAGCAGATGAAAGGGTTAAATCAGGTAATGCCTAATATTAACATGTCAGATGCTGTACCACGTAAAGTCGGGGAAG